CTTAAAGCCCGTAAGAGCCCCACCATACCGATATAACAAAAATAGTAGGAGATACAGGTAATACTATAAGCAAACCTAAAAGTGTAGCTAATCTTCTACGCCAGTTTGTTGTTAATTTATTAAGTAGTTTTAACAGCAAAAGTATTCCTTGTTAATTTATTAAGTATTTTTAACAGCAAAATATTCCTTTATGCAAATCGTCTTTCAATTTCTTTAAGATATCTTGCTTTCACTTTATTCCTTCCTGATTTTTCTATTGCATCTTCTAGTTTAGATTTAGACCAACCTTTGATACGTGGTTTCTCATTACAAGTAAGATTTGGATTTGCTTTACGCTTTCCTGGGTGAATCCTTGCTGCCATGCTATTCTCCTTTAATTGGTGGAAGAGGTAGGATTCGAACCTACTAGTCCAGGGGAAATGGATTTACAGTCCATCGTAACCCGCCATCGTTACCGCTCTTCCTATTATTTTTATGATTATGCTTTCCAAACTCTAACACCTTTGGTGCCATTTTCTATACATATTCTACTTATAGTTTTAAATAGAGGAGTAGCAGGTCTATTTTTAGGGTTTGCAAGTTGAGATTCAGGTACAAAAAAACTTTGACCTGATTCTAATTGGTGCCATGGATATTTACCAGTTCCAGTACCATACTTAGAATCTGGTACTGCTACATTATTATCAATTGAGAACATAATATTTCCTTTTTAAGTTATTGAGACATTATTATAACACGAAAAGAATTATGTGTCAAGCACGCATATGTATTTAAATAACATATATGTGTTATGTGTATAGTTACTCATTACTTATCTCCCTAACACAAGTTCTACCACGCCAATCAGCATAGTGTACATCTGCATAAGTGAATGCTTCCTGGCATGAGTTGAACGAACCAGCATAGACATTTCCTGATGGCATACCACTTAAACTTACTAGCAAAATAAACTCTATCATAATATATTATACCTAATTATTTAATTTAAAAAACCCAATCTTGTAACCAAGGATTGTTTATAATCCAACCTAAGATGTATAACATCAAGGCTGTAGTTGCATACAAAATCCCTTTTGATAACATTGATATCATATTCAACTCGCTAATAGACTACAAGAAGGAGCAGATTTAAACTTGTTTATGTTACTGATAAGTGTATCACGATTCATTACACTTGGCAATGGATACTTACCAAATACTTTAGCATACTGATAACAATATTCTTCTTGCAATGTTTCTAATGCATATTCTTCTAATGCTACAGTTTGATACCATTGTTCATATTCCATAATAATCTCCTATTATTTTTTTAATAAATCGTCTAGTATTACACTTTTAAACTTGTTTGTTTCTAGATTAATTTCTCCACCATATTTTTCAGATGTTTCAGACTTTAATTTAGGCTCATCTAAAGATTTATAGTGGTCTTGCGATAATTGTATAATTGCATAATGTACAACTTTCATCAAGTCATCCTTATTACGACCTTCTTTCTTGCCATACCTTTGAGCATACTTTAGAATATTGCCCATACAGAAACCTGTACCATGACCTTGGTCAATGATAATTTCAGTTGCCTGATAATTTTTAGTTTGAGCGTAATGTGATTCATAAGTCTTATTCACATAATCCATTATATCATTTACAATTACATTTTCACTAAACTTGTATTGTATTGTCATCTTGACGTCCTTTCTTCATATTTGCTTTTATTATAAGTTTTTGAGTTTTGGTTAATTTAGGGTCAATAAATCCTTTAACCTTTCTTTTTATTCTAGCTGAGTCTACACCAAGTATAGCACAATAGTTAATAAACGCCCAATGGTCTTCACTTTCTTCATTAAGAATCCAGTCGATTGCATCGGCCTTGTGTTTTAAATACCTGGGTCTCTTTCCCATGTACATAGTATCTTCAACTGCTTGAGTTATTATTGCCGTAATAAAGTTTTCTTCACCAATCATTATATATCCTTTTCAATTTGCGAGAAGTATGCCCAATAGTGGTCACCGTTCTCTGTTACATATCCAATTGAACCTGCATAATCAAGTTCAGTATCATATTCTTGTATCTGTATACCAAGTTCGCCAGCAGGGTCATTTGTCTTTGTTGCGATTGATATGTCAGTTACTTTTCCATATCTTGTATTTGCACCAAATTTTTCATTTACAGTTACATCATCTTCTATTTTAATTAACACTCATTAACTCCTGTCAATTGAATATAAGCCTTTTTAGTAGGGTCTAATCTTAATGCAGGGTCTTTAACTTCAACCTTCTTGTACATATCTTCTGGTCGCCAAGCATCTTGTAAGTTAGACTCAATACTGAAAGAAATTTGACCTGCAAGTTCAGGCAATTTAGAAACAAAAACTTTTGCAAATTTATCTCTTTGTTCTTCATTCATGTTAGCGATAGTCTCAACGAGGCTATCAACTAAAACTTCATTCATTGTGTCTATCATGCGGCCTCCAACATTCTCATTGGCACTCTATAAATTCTACCAAGCATATCAACTAGACATCTACTCTGCATAATTTTAGTAATTACACCAGGAGTTTTTTTAGTCTTTTGAACAACATTGACCTTTTGACCAACCTTTAAAGTTGCTTTCGCACTTAATATCTTGCAATCATTAATGAAAGCTGAAAGTTCGTTAAGTTGAACAAGGTTCATTTTTTGTATTTCAGATTTTACATTTTTCATAATATAGTTTTCCTTCTGTTTAGTTTAAGTAAAGAGGACCAGTCCATGCGATAAAGTAATTACCGTCAAGCACATTTCCTCTTGGTTGATTTAAAGCAGGTCTGTTATAACTCGCAGGTTTTAACACATCACCTTTTTTAAATTTGTCGAAATCTTCTCTAACGATAAAAGCAAAAGCGCTTCTATCTTGAATAACTTTAAAGTATTTGCGACCCATTTTAATTTGTGTTTTTGAGTCCCACTCAGCAAGTTGTTCAAGACGATAAGAAGATGTAGATTGACCGTCTCTAGGAGCAGTCCAAGAATCGAAGTTCTCTTTAGCACCCGCCATCATATTCTTGATGCCAGATAAAAGAGAAGTTGATTTTTTAGTAACTAGTGTTTTCATAATATAGTCGTTCCTTTTCAATTGTTTATGTAGTAATTATATCGTAAAAGTAAGATAATAACAAGTCTTTTTTCATTAACCTTTACTAGTGGAAATCATTAAGCAGTTTCTAGTTCGTTGTCAATAACTTCATCAATGTTAAATGCATTAATATCAATTAAGTCAAGAGCAACATCTGATTCTAAGATTTCTTTCTTAGCCTCGTCTTTGTCGATAAGACCTTTTTTAAGGTTTTCGAAGACTAATTCTACGAATTTTTCAGCTTCGTCCCAGTAGTAGTTTTTAGTTTTAGACATTATTTGTTCTCCTTTGTTGTTTTTTCATAATATACACATATTATACACTAAAATAGGGTATAATGCAAGAACTAAATGGATTATTCCATGGAATAAAACCTTTATTTTTCAACAATTTAGAAAGCGCACTTTGTCGCACTCTAAAAACCCTTATTTTCTGTGTTTTTTTCATTTATATGTATATTATACACTTAAAATAGACCCTTGTCAAGTAAAAAATGGATTATTCCATACTTTTTTGGTATTTTTATCTTTTTTATTACTATTATACAATATTTTCAAGTTTTTGTAAAGCTCTTATAAATAGTTTATATGAAAATAAAGGAAAAATCAAATGTACGAGTATAAATGTAAAATTAGAAAAGTCGTTGACGGTGATACCGTTGATATTGACATAGATTTAGGTTTTGGTGTATGGCTCAATGATGAAAGAGTGAGAATTATAGGCATTGATACTCCTGAATCAAGAACAAGCGATAAAATCGAAAAGATTTTCGGTTTAGCTGCAAAAGAGAGAGTGCAACATCTATTAGGTGACAATGCTACTCTAATATCTAAAGTTAAAGGTGATGGTAACGAAGAAATGCGAGGCAAGTTTGGTCGTGTTCTTGGTGATTTCAGAACATTACAAGGAGATTTACTAACTTCTAAATTATTGAAAGAAGGACACGCTGTTGCTTACTCAGGTGGTAACAAGGAAGTGGTTCAACCAAAACATTTAGAGAATAGACAAAGATTAGTCAATGAAGGTAAAGTAAATGTTGAAGGTATGGAAATAACCAAACCTGCATTAGTACAAAAACCAATCGTTGAAGAAGAATCGGTTGTTGAAGAAGCTTTAAAATACAAGAATGGAAACATACCAGTTAAGAAGAAAAAGAAAACTACTAAAATGAAATAGGAGATTATTATGGGATTTTTATCAAATATATTTAGCATTTTCAAGGAAGCACCAACAGTTAAAAAGACTAAACGTGCCAGGGAAAAAGGTAAATACAAAGCAGACGATAAATCTACAAAAGACTACAATGAAGCATGGGTAGGCGGTAAAGCACCAAAGAAAAAGAAGAAAAAATAATGCAAGGCATTTTTGTAATTAGAGACAAAGGTCATTTTTTAGAATTTAGTAATTATGACGACATACCTCAAAGTTTCGATAATGTTATAAGATTCGAACCAACTTCTCCTGAGCCTCCTCACACAGAGAAAGAACATGAGGAGATGGCAACTTACAATATCAAGTTAAAAGAGTTAATGAAAAGAGAGAAAAATTAATGCCGGCTGTAACAAGAATCGGTGACGCTGATGTAGCACATTGTAGTGGTATGACAAGAGAACAAGGTTCTTCAAATGTATTTGTTAATGGTATAGGAGTTTCAAGACAAGGTGATGTGAATACTACTCATTTACTACCTGGTGGTAGAACTTGTCCATCTCATAATGCTGGTATTACTTTAGGTTCAGAATCCGTTTTTATTAATGGTAAAGGGTGCGGTCGAATTGGTGATGATATAAGTGCTTGTACATCTGTAGCTGCTGGGTCAGGTAATGTATTTGCAGGTGGATAACGGTATAAATATAGCACAGGAGAGATTGTTAAATGTCAAGATATGACGCAACACAAAGTAATGAAAGTAAAAGAAGCGCTAAAATCTATCGTGATTTAGATTTAGATTTTGAAGCTAATTCTGCTACAAAAGATATTCAAAAACTTAGTGATGTTGAGGCAGTCAAAAGAAGTGTTAGAAACTTGATTAACACTAATCACTATGAGAGACCATTTCATCCTGAGATTGGTTCTAATTTGAGAGGAATGTTATTTGAAAATATTACTCCACAAATGACTCATGCGATTTCAAAACAGATTGATTTATTATTAAAGAATTTTGAACCGAGATGTAGATTAGTTCAAATTAACGTACAACCGTTTATCGAAAGAAACGGATATAGAGCTTCAATATCTTTCTTTGTAGTGAACACTCCAGAGAGAGTTGAAGTAGAAACTTTTTTAGAAAGACTAAGATAAAAATATGGCAACTAAATTAGAAATATCAGAATTAGATTTTGATGGTATCAAATCAAACCTAAAAAACTTTTTATCACAACAAGACGAGTTTAGAGATTACGACTTTGAAGGTTCTGGTATGGCAGTTCTTTTAGATACACTCGCTTACAACACACACTATCTTGGATTCAATGCTAATATGTTAGCAAATGAAATGTTTTTAGATAGTGCTGATTTAAGAGCAAGTGTTGTATCAAAAGCAAAACAAGTTGGTTACACACCGACAAGTTCTACGACTTCATCAGCAATTGTTGATGTAACAGTTAATAATGCTACTGGTGCTACACTTACTATGGCAAGAGGAACAAAATTCTCAACAACTGTTGATGGTACTTCTTATAATTTTGTAAACAACGCTGATTTAACTATTACACCTGTTGATGGTGTTTATAAGTTTAGTAATGTAGATATTTTTGAAGGAACATATTTAAATTTTAAATACACAGTAAACACATCTGATATCGACCAACGATTTATTATACCAAATGATAATGTTGATACAACTACATTAACAATTAAAATTCAAGAATCATCTTCTGACTCTACAACAAACACCTATACACTTGCATCTGGTATTACAGGATTAGATTCATCATCTAAAGTTTTCTTTTTACAAGAAGTTGAAAATGGTAGATATCAAGTTACTTTTGGTGATGGTGTTTTAGGAAAGGCTGTCGCTGATGGTAATATTATTATCATAGATTATATTAATACAAATAGAGCAGAAGCAAACGGCGCTAGTACATTTACATTAAATAGTACAATTGGCGGATTCTCTACTTCAACTGTTACAACTGTTGACAACGCAAGTGGAGGTGCTGAACCGGAAACAATTTCATCTATTAAATATAATGCACCAAGAGATTACTCAGCACAAGACCGTGCTGTAACAGCAGACGATTACAAAGTTCTAGTTAAAAGTTTATATGCAAATGCTCAAGCCGTACAAGTGTATGGTGGTGAGGACGCAGCTATACCAGATTATGGTAAAGTTTATATATCAATTAAAGCAAAATCAGGTTCAAACTTAACAGAATCAACAAAAGCAAGTATTGTTGCAAGTCTTAAA